GGGCCAAGCGAGGCTCAGTTCCAATAGTCGACCTCGGCGAACTTCCCGTATATTGTAGATGGTACGTCTTCCTCCCCATAAAGGAGGTGTTCTACTAGACCGTACACATCACTAGCCCACACGCCAGCTCCATACCTGGAGGAAGAGAATTGGGTTAGCTCGTCATCAGTAATCTCATCATCGTCGTCAACAATGATGGTAGTGAGGGCAGCCTTGCGGCCAACCTCTCTGACTAACGAAGCTAGGTTATAACCCATAGCCTCTACTCCTATAGTAACCGCATCATGACCTATGTCGTCAACATAAGTCAGAAGCATGTCCCGTACCCTCGGTAGGTACCTGAATTCGTAAGCGTAAGAAAGGGCCTTTCCGGCCATGTACTCTCCGTTCGATATCCTCTGGTTCTTGTTGGCTCTCACATTGAACTTTGCGAAAGCGCGACCAAGTTTGGGAATCAAACGGAAACCATGTCCGGTATAGACGAAACATTTGGATAAAAACTCAGCGCGGTACGCCTCTGAGCAATCAAACGTCTTGACTTTGCCTTTCATTTCCGCTTTCTTGCACGCGAACTCATATGACCTGGAAGCGTTCTTCAAACGCTTGTTGCCGAGGCCGAAACGGTGTTCACAAATGAACGCGATCATATCGTCTCCGAGGAAGAACGCCGTGAACTTCGTAACTCCGTGGTCGAGCACCCACCTGTGGAAAATGGACATATTCCACACACAGTTCCGGAAAGTCGTGCTCGTAGAGCCCGAAGGGAGCTGGTGTGAAACTGTTGCGGAAAAGTTGAACTTACGGTTGTACACTTTGTAAGTATCAGCTTTTGCCATGATGTCCGTTACCCATTTGGGGGCGCCCAACCAGTAAAGCCACTCGCCCTCGCAAGCCTGAGCAGTTCTTACTTGCCGCATATCGTTGCCTGAAAAGTCACATTCAGCGACGAAGTCATATTTGTACTGAGTGTTGTTGATCGACTCAGCGACTTTGTCGGTGGTTCCCCCGTAGGCCAGTTGGTACCTATCGGGGACATCCCTATTGTCAAGGATGGTGTTCAGGCGTTTCGTTGCGGCCTGCAAAAAAGGCCCAGAAATCGCATTGTGAATGTCGGAAGAATTGTTGACTAATCTTCCTGCCCATTCAGGGTCGTGTTGCTTCAAAAGCACCTCACATTTCGTGAATACGTCCTTCTTCGAGAATTCTTTGTCTGTGAATCTGGAAAAATCCTCAACGGCCTTGATCATGGCCTTCTGTTTCGTTGGGGAATTGTGTTTGTTCCAGTCATTGAAGAACTCTTCAGTGAAGGTGAACTCCTCCTGCCTTAGGGGCATAAGTTTGTGGAGGAGATCGATGGACGACTCATAAATGGTCGGGGCGCTTCCGGTGTTCAAGTAATTGACGCGCTTCTCTACAGCAGCAAAGAAATTGTCCGCACTATTGTCAGTGATTATAGGACAATCCCCCTCGAAAATGGGGCCTAAGACATCATCCCTCAAATTTTCTCCATTTATTTCTTTGGAGGAGGGGAAGTCAGTTGTGGCCCCAAATTTCATGGGGACTTGCTGGGTCGAAATGCATCGTTGTGAACGTGCAGTTGCCATTTGCCGGTATAAAGCCGGGTGTACGCTAGACGGTCGAGGTGCTTTAGGCCTCGCCATCGCGTTGGGGGGGGGGG